CAAAAGACGCATTGATTGAAAACATCAAAATAAATGCAGAGCTTGAGAAAACAAGAAAACGACAAGAACGGATCGCGAAGTCAAAAGCGCGACGACTTGCAAAGCAAAGAGAAATTACAAAAGCGATTCAAGATGAATTTAAAGAATTAGATAAAATCAAAAAATCATTGGATTCTTTAATTCAACAAAATAGCAACTTAGAAAAATCACATGTAAAAGCGGCAGTTCAGCGACTTCAAACAGAAGCGCAAACGCTCAGGCTTATGGCAGAAAGGCAAGAAGGAAACGCAAAAAACGTTTCTTTAGTCAAGGCGATAAATGCAGAACAGAAAGCGAGGACAATAGAATTAAAATCTCAAAATAATGAATTAGATAAACAAGAGAATACAACTGTTCAAACAATTCAAGATTCATTGAAACGATTAGAGACAGCAAGGGCAAATCTTGAATTATTAAAAGAAGAAAGCCGAAGCAAAGAATTAATTTTTGAAGCTGAAAACAAATTACAAAAAGCCACTCAAAACAATCTAAGAGTCCAAGAGGAAGGACAAAAGAAATTATTAAATATTGAAAAGCAAAGAGAAAACAACAAAAAGCAAGCCGCCGCTGAAGATGCACAAAGAGAAGAAATAGCTTTAAAGCAAAAGCTTGATAATGAAAAGAAAAGAGAAGCCGCAATTTTAAAGGTTAATGATACGATTCAAAAAAATAACAAAAAAATCAATGATGCAATTACCAAAGACTTAGCTGAAAAAATGAAAAAAAGGCAAGAGACAATCATGGCAGCATTTGATCAAATTGGTAATTTTGTTAATCAAATATCAGATCCGGGATCTATTGTTCAAGGTTTAAGCGGTGCAATTGGATCGGCTTTTGGTGGAATTGGCGGTGCGATTGGCGGTGCAGTTGGTGGTTTGATTGGTGGTATTTCCGAGCTTGGCAAAAAGTCACCAGAAGAAATTAAAACCGAATTTCAAAACTTTCTTGAGGCATTTCAAATGGGTCTTGAAATGTTGCCAGAATTGATCGTTTCAATTCTGCCACGCTTTGCTATTGCAATAGCTCAAGGTGTAATTTTAGCTATTCCGAATCTTTTAAAAGGTATAGCTGACCAATTAATTATACTTGGGAAAAACATAATTGAAGGAATGAGACAATTTTTTGAAGAACCACAAAAATTTGTAAACGAAAAAAGTAAAGAAGAATTTTCAAGAATCTCAAAAGTTTTTGATAAATATTTTGGAATTAGTTTTGAAAATCAGGCCGCAATTAAAGAAAGCTTTGGTTTTAGATCAGGTGGTAAAATTTTGTCAGCGCGTCAAGGCATGCGCGTAACCTCTGGATCATTTGGTGCTTCACAATTGGCAATGGTTCACCCCGGCGAAATCATTACACCCCAAAGCGGGTCAAGACCCCAAGCAATTGACAGGACATTGAATCAAATGTCAGGCGGTCAAGGTGTCACCGTTGTTATCAATAGCGCAGTAACAGAAGCAAGCGCGATCGATGGGTTAGTTCGAAAAATAGAACAGCGATTCGGATCAACTTTTGGATCTGCTAAATCTCCTCTATTCGGATAATTATTATGGGAAATGCGGCTTTTTATTTTTACGGCTCAAACAGTCAATTGATTACTATCGACTTAGGCGAGGGATTAAGCGAGCTATACAGCGATTGGGAGATCGACGCCGCTACGGGCGTTTCTATGTCCGGCGGTATGAGGAGGGTGACCGGCCTTTATCGTGAGACTGTCACAATTGAACGCGATAGATTCAAAGGTGGTCTTGAGCTTGCTAACAAGCTTGCAGCCCTACAATCACACCTTGACAAAGGCGGGGCTTGCGCGTTTACCGCTGACACCTCGAAGAGCTACGCGTTTCCTTTGAAGACCTCACCAAATGCCGGTGATACGCGATTGACAACTTTTGACAATCCTTTTTATCAGATGTTTGGCATAAACACACCGACAGCCGGATCAGATGGATATTTAGCCATTGAAACAAGTTCCCCCGGCACAATTTACGAAATAAAGAAACTGCATAGCACAACGATCGCCGGTCAATTTGCCGGAAAGATAGATCTAAGCGCAAGCGCGCCAACCTCTTCAAGCTCTGACGGCGTGGCCTTTAATTACAACAAACCCACTTTTGTTCGATGGTTTCGGTGCTGGCCAATGCTGAAAAGACCCCAGGGCGACACGTCGGCAATTGTTACAAATGAACACGGATTGACATTTTCTTTAAGGCTTACTTTGGTTGTCGATTATCAAAACCTTTTTAAGTTCCATCCTCATCAGCAAGAAGTTAACGCCGGTTTGGTGACAACAACGATCAATCCAGAATTTGCGAATGATTCCGCGCTCGCCACTTTAGATGATCCAGAGGGTGAATTTGGATTAAAATTAACAACCCTTTTTAGAGATTGATATGGGTTGGGGTCAAGGGTTTAAAAGTGCCTTAAAAAATTCAATGCTTTCGCCATCGTATGAATTGCGATTTCATGAAAATCCAAACATGCCAAATACAGGCGGATTTAGCATCTATTCAGATCAAGGAAAAACAAGCGATCTTTTCATCAGTCGAGAAGGTCCAACAATAGAGGGATCGTCAATAATTCCGGTTCGATGGTCTGTGACTCTTGGAGGCTTTACTGTTCCCGTTAAAGGTGACATAAGAGCTTACAAGCTTGTCAGGGGTCTTTATGCTGGGATCTATGTCACTTTAGGCGCTTACACTGAAAGGGTTTGTTTTGGTCAATTGCAAGCGGTCAGCGGTGTTATGGGGGTTTATCAATTATCATTCAAAGACATCATTAGCGCTTTGGCTGTTAATGCAGATGCAACGGTCGACACCACCGCAACAATTGCAACACCGCGAAATAAATGGTTTTATAGAACTGGCATAAAAACAACTTTGAGCGCTGATTTTCACGCAGGCGATACTGTTTTTTCAGTCAATGAATTATCAAATTTTGAACAAGAAAACAGTCAAAACGGTTGGTGTTTGATCGATGGTGACGCGACGACGATACACGGATCGCAATCTTTCGGGCAAATATATGCCACATGGACAACCAAAAGCGCGGCGAGTGGTGCCGGGACTTTGACGACAACAACAGACACAAGAACGGGCGCAACAATTTATCCGGGTGTAGTTGCAAATATCACATCAAATAAATTCTATGCGGATACACCGGTCACGCCCGTCGCTATGCTTCAAGGTTTACCATGGGACATTTTCACAAAATTGATTTATTCAAATATTGGGGCCGGTGGTCCTTTTGATACTCTGCCTTCAAGTTATACCGCTTCGGGCGGATTTGGATCTGATTTAGTTGATTATTGGAACGCGCAAGAAATGAAATATTTTGTTTCTTCTGCTTCTCATGTTGGGCCACCTGCAACACTTGCGAGCGGTTATAGCTGGATGATACCGATTGAGGGCCCTTGGGATAGTGGTTTGCGCGTCTTTGTCGATGCTGCAAGCAATGCAGGACAGTGGCCAGTATGGCGACAAGACTCTTTAACGTGGCGCGCTTGTATTCCATTAAATGACAACAAATTACAACCCAGTTTAACAATTACAGAATCAGAAATTATCTCTTTTGAAAGCTTTGAAATGTTTGATCCAAATGTTGAAAGCTCATTCCAAGGAATGAAAATTACATATCAATTGCTTGGTGAGACTGAAAAAAAGACCGTTTATAATCGATTTGATAGCGCGTTAACCAATCCTTTGGGGCCATATCAAAACACAATTCCATCTTTGCCATTCATTGAATTTGATAATCGTTATCTTTACGCTTCATCAAATCAAACATCAAACGACAGCGATCGCGATAGAATGGCGCGTGGTGATATTGTTAGAATGTACCCGTGGAGCAAAAACACGCTTTCAAAGATTGTTCTTAAATTGCCGCTTTATTTCTCGGAGCTTTGCGCCGGTGATATCGTCAATTGTAGAATACCCAGCGAATTCATTTCTCCTTATGGATCAAATTCAAATCTAAATACATGGGCATTTAAGGCCATGGTTTCAGGGATTACTTATAATTTTCAAGAGGCTTTTTGTACTGTCTCGCTTCACACTTACCAGGATTAAAAATGATTATCACCCGACCGCCAATTCTCGACGCACTTGAAAAGAAAGGTTTTGCTGTTTTCGATGGCGATAATTACGATTTAAATTTGATCGGTATTCGGTCAAGTAATTCAATAGCCGGTGAGTTTGATGATCTCATGGTTTGCGTCTATAAAGTAAACGGCGAATGGCATCAAGAGACATGGAAGATCACAACAGATCCCGGCGTTTATTGGCTACAAGACAAAAAGAAGAAAGGAAACAAAAAAGGGACCGCTGTTTTAGTTGAGGGTCAATATCGATCAACTTGGACAATTGATTCACATGGCGGAAGGTATAAAGCACTTTGTCAAAGGGCCGGATCTGTCAAGGTATACAGAGACGCAAACAAAGATAATATTATTGACAAAGACAAATCAACAATAGATGAAGGGTATTTTGGTATCAATATTCATAGAGCTCATTCAAAATATGAGCTCAATACTGTTGGTGCATATTCCGCAGGCTGTCAAGTATTCAAGCGCGTCGAAGACTTCGATAAATTGATGTGGTTAGCATATCAGCAGATCAGACATAATCCAAGCTATACCAAGTTTTCTTATACCTTGATCGACGAATGACATTATATTGATAAAGACAAAAAAAATCCCGCCGCGAATTTTAGACGAGACGCGACGGGATCAACTATTGGAAGTGGGTAAAATGTAACATTTTTGCGCGCTTCTGTAACCATGGAGCATGAAAATGTATGCACAATTGACAGAAATAGAGATAAAAACCCTTGCAGAACATCGAGCAAGCGGCGCAGCTTGGGCAGTTTAC